TTCTGAAGTCCCCAATACTGCATCCTTTGCAGCCAGGTGGTGTTTATCCCAAAAGCCTCATTGAGCAGCTTGTAGTGCGCCGCTGTCCGCAGGCCCTCCCTGCCCAGATTGATTACCATCTTCGCCATCTTGTCTAGAGCGAAAATGGAGGCCGCCCCAAAGATGGTAACGTTGCTAAGCGATGTTTCGAGGCTGCTTATACCAGCGAGGTCCCCAATCTTCGCCGTTAACTTGATGAAGAATTCAGCTAGAGTCTCCATCAGCTTTCCTTGGCCAGCTCGGCCGCCGCGCTTTCATAGTCGGATAGGAAACTGGCGTAGGCAATCATCCGCATGACCCAATCAACCGGTGATTCCATAATCTTTACCGGATCGCCTCCGCAAAAACCTTCTTTGGCCAAACGCAACGCTATGACGACGGCCTCGTCGGCGTCTATTTTTACCTTTGGGCGTCTGCAATCGCCCGTGGGGCTGAGGACGCGGAAGAGGCCACTTGAAAAAAAGGGTTTATGTTGACCTCCAGGATTTTCGCAAAAAGCTCGAAATAATCCGACCTCGCCTTCTCCCCTGACCTGGGATCGTCGAAGAGCGAAGGGGAAACCTTGATGCCGTCGTAAATCGCCTTTTCCCCGCACCTGAAAAACGCGCGTTCGACATCCTCATCGCTTAACGCCTTCTGCAAGACCGCTTCGCTGGAAAAATCAAGACTGCCCAGGTCGCTGATAGTCTTAAAAAGCGCCTTGCGCAGCGTGTTGGCATCCTGGAAAGGCGCGGGAGAGACGACTAGTTTTACTCCGCTTTTAAGCGTGCATTCCATTATTGGCTCCTGACTAGGACGATTTGAACCGCCGCCGTTTTTGCCAGGCAGTAGAATTGCTCATAGCGCGGAAGCGTGAAATCAGCAACCGCGGCGGCCGCTATTTCAAAGCCGGAGTTAGCCCCGGAAACGGCCACGCTCGGCGAATCGGAGCAAAACACCGGATCGAGCGCATCTTGGTTCTGGATCGTCAAGAATACCGGAAAGGCCGAACCGGTGGACATCGAGAGCGCGAGAGATGTCACCACGGAAGAAGAGACGGAAAGGCTTGACACGGTCGCGGTAGAAGGCGTGACGGGCAAGAATTGCGCCGAAACCACCTTCGATATAAGACAAAAACAAGCGGCTATACATAATTTCTTCATGGCACCCCCTATTGGATGAGCCTGATCCATTGCCCGAAGCGCAGAGGCCAGATGGCGATGGATTCCTCCACGTCGCCGGAAGAAGATTCTATGGCTTCGATGCCCTTTTGAATGAGGCCCCCATAAAGCTGGTAGACCACATTAGTGATGTTCCCTTGGCCGTCGCCTACGCGCTTGGTAAAAACAGCGGATATGAGCGTATTGGCCGAGAAATCGCTTAGCTGCTGCTGCAAGAGGCTGTTGAGATACTTGTCATCCACGCCCCCCAAGGCTAGGCGCATGGTGAGCTCCGCGATAAGTCCCTGCTTGTTCTCGGCGTAGACCGCTACCCCGTTCTTGCCTGCCTCGACGTTCATCAGGTCTGCGGTAAAAACAAGCCGCGCCGGATTTTGGTTCGCTAATGTGCTGATGACCTGATTGTTGATTTGCAGGCTATCAGCCCCAGAAAGAGAGAATGTAGACATTTTTTGTCTCCTATTTCGTAATCTGAACTATGATGGCGGCGGACTGGACGGCGTTGGCCTCCAAAGCCGCAATCTGGATAATTGGAGATTTCCGGGACGCAATCTGCGCGGCAGTCAAAGTCGCGACCGGGGCGGCGAAGATGTAGTAGCCCAAATCTCCGACATTCCTCTGCAAGTCGGTCCCATTGCCGAAGACCGGGCTTCCCGCAGGCCAGGTCCCAGGGGCCAGGAATCCGTTGTTTACACCCTGCGCCATAACCGAACCAAGGACAGACACCAAAGAACCCACCCCCTTATCCGTCATGGGAATCGTGGTAGCCGTCGAGGCCAGCAGGTCAAAAGCCACGTTTTGCAGAGCGAATTTAAGCCAGAAGCGATTGTAAACCTGGTCAAACCAAAGGTTAGCCCCGCTGGTCAGCAATTTTGACACGCTGGAGAGATTGGCGTAGACATCAACCCCGGCCGCCTGCGCCGCGGAGAACTGCGAACTGGTCAGCGTGCCATCGGCGGGAATCGTCAGGAGCTGCTTCAAGTTCATCGTCAGCACGCTTCTAGGAGCCGCGAAATTTACCGAAAATCCGCGTCCGGCATAGGCGGCGGCGAAAATCTGCGTCTGCTGCGTCCCTGCGCCGTTTAAGAGAGGCGAACCGTAATACGTCATGCGCGAATTGATATCTTCGGCCGAGCGGACTAAATCCAGCGGACTGCCAGGATTCAAATCGTTGGCATTGGAGGACGTGTAGAACGGCATCTTGTCATTGGCCTGGCAGTAGGCCATTAAAGCGGCGAATGTCGTAGGATCGCTGGCCGCCAGTTCCTCATCCATTATAACGCCCAGATAGTAGACCAGGTCGGAAGTTCGCTCTATGGCGGCCTCAACCGTTTCCAAGGTGGGGCTTTGAAGCCTGGGGATGACCACGATATAACCACCGGCATATAACGGATTGGGGTTCTGCGCGAAGACCGCGTTAGCCAGGGCGTAGGTGTTGGAGTTGATTCCAAAATCTGTCGCTACGGTCGAAGCGGTTGTGTATATCTCAAAGGCCTGCCCCGCGCTCCAGGCGCTGGGAACATTATCCCTGGTGAAAATGGCGATAGTGTTGACATTGGGAACCGCGGGCAGACTTGGAGCCTGCGAGATAGAGACGGTGATTACCTCAGAGAGCGGAAATACGCTTGCCATTAAAATGCCTCCGTGTCAGGAATTGAAACAGCCGCTTCCGGCGGCGCGGAAAGGGAAATAGGGAACGTATCGAAAAACGGAGTTGCCTTGACCTTGCGATGCAGCGCATTGACGAATGTCCGCATTGAAAACCTATTGAGCATCGCCGTTTCTTCAAGAGCCGTAACGTCGCTGATATCCGAAGTATTCCAGTTTATCCCGATCCCGTATTTCGCCTGCAAACGCTCGCTGTAAAAAGAGCGCAAGGCCATGGGTATCTCTTCCTTGCGGATGCGGGCGGAATTGTCAGGAGCCATGCTCATCAGGTCTATCTGGATACGATGCTGGACCACGGTTTCCTGGACCTCGGATTCCAAAGCCGAATCGAAATAATTTTGATTGGAAATGATGGCGGTCGGGCCTAGATACCCCAAAACTATGAAAAGCCCGTTATTCGGTATATCGTATTTCTGGTAATCCATGGCGATATGCGCGGGATCAAGTCCTAACTCGGAAGCCAGGATATCGGCTACAACCTTGATGGGCTCGCGCGGGCTCGTCGTGGGAGTGTTCATGGGGCCTCGCTTCCAAGGCTCGAAGATTCAATGAGTTCATATTCATTCACAGCCGTAGCGGACTGTCCGCCGCTTAAATCCCAATCCTGCTTCGTCATGACGCGGTATTGCTTGTTCTGCCCATCGGAGACATAGTCGTCAAGCTCCAACTGGGTCTGCGCCCACATCCTAAACCACTTCCATTTCCGTTGGCCCTCCGGCTTGACAAGAAGCCGCGTGGAGGGCAACGGCTCGATGATCGCGCTGAAGTAGCGCAAATCAGAGGATGTTTCCGTGGTGTCGTAATCGCTTTGCGTTTTTGTAACCCGCGCCAAGCGCAGGCGCACCTGGAATTCCGCGATGCCGTCTAAAACATTGGGAATCACGACACTACCTCGTAATCCACATTATCCCTGAGCTGGGATGAATCAATCAGTATCGAATCGGGATAGGAGCTGCCTTCCCTGCGCTTGCGGGCAATCGTCTCCGGCTTAAGAGCTTTCCATTCTCCGAAGCCGCCGCTGCTAAAAGCCCTCCTGATAGCCTCTACCGCGGCTTCTCCAAGGGCGGCATAGAACTTCTTTAGCCCACCTTCCAGCCAATCCGCATGGGCAGAGACGGCATTAGCTGTAGAATTGGTGATGGCCTCCTTTTCATGGCGTAAGGGCATCTCAAGCCAAGAACGAGGAGGCAGGCCGCGAGATAGGGAACCACGCTCATGAACCATGCCGATATAGGCATTAGTCGCTTGACCCTTCTCCCGCTGCGCGTGGCCGGAGACAATTCCGACCTTGACATAGCCACCCTTCAATATGGACTTCTTGAGCTTTTCCAGGCCCGAAAAATCGAACTGCATATCTCCGCTCTTCATGGTATCTGCGCCGGTCCAAGTTGATTGGGGTTCCAGATTTCCCCCATATTCCCCGGATTAAGCGAGGCCGAAGGCTGGCCCGGGACCACAAAGACCCGACGTCCCGCCCTCTTGGGAAGCCACATCTGCAAATACTTCTGCCCGTAATTTGTCCGCATGAATTGCGAGAGTGTGGCCGATTTGGCCACAAATTCAGGAATCTCATAACCGACCGTTATGCTGCCCACAGTCTTGTTCTTGATTACCCCGCCGCCGCTCGAACCCTGCCCGCCGTAAGCGGGGATAGCGCCAAGGCCACCGGCCGCTTGCAGGCTCAATGAAAGCAGATGCGCCGTAAGATAGAGGTAGCCTATCTGCGCCTCGGAAACCGTATAGCCGGAGGCGGAGCCTACCGTGAGGGTAACGCCGGTCCCGCTGGCGGTCGCCGCCGCGGACATCGTGATAGTCGTGGCGGTCAAGGCCGTAACGATAGCCCCGGCCACGACTCCGGTCCCACTGATCGGCTGATCAATCGAAATGTTTGAAATGGAGGACACATTAACGATAATCTCGGAGCCTAGGGTAAGGTCCCCGGTCAATTGAACCTGTGTTTGGGGGACGGATGTATTCCAATCACTAGGGTTAAATAGCTGCTGACCCTCGTTGATGGCGTTCTGGATATCGCTGTCGGTTATGGTGTCAAGACCTGACCCATAGGGGAAATCGCGGATGAATTGGGCCTTGAACTGCGCCGTATTGGGCGGAACAAAGCTCATCCACGGTCACCGTTACCTACGGGTTAGTCCCGCTCTGCGACCGGAAGCAACCCACCGCGCTGATGCTGCTGGAACTCAATGCCACAACAAGCCCGTTTTTCAGCTGCGCCGGGGCTTCGGAGCTTGCCACGCATCCAGCGTTTTCACGATTGGCCGCGGAACCGGCAAGGTTCAGGGCCTGGATGGGCTCAAGCGCAACTTCACCGGCCGGAATTCCGGAAGTGACGGAATTGCCCAGAATGCTGTTGGAATCCAAAGCCACCGCGAAACCCGCATCCGCAGTATTGCCGCCCGCGCCCCCAAAAGCGCAGAGTTGCTCAAGGAGGACGGGACCGGAAGCGACGAGCACCGGGATCGTGGTTTTTTCAACCCTGAAGGCCTGGCAGCCAAGAAGGCTGTCATTGCTAAATGCTCCGGCATCCACCCGGTTCTGCCCCGCGTAGGTCGGAGCGTTGACCTGCGCCCACACGGACCCCGCGCCTAGCGCGAACCCCGCGCCTAGAATGAGACCTAAAGACAAAAAAATCTTCTTCACTTTTTGACCTCCTGTTTCTCATCTTTTTTCACCGGCTTATCCAATCCGAGCTTCTTCTTAAGCTCCTCGTTTTCCTTCAAAAGGGCATTGAGGCGCTCGGCGTTGGCGATAGCGAGGGGAGCAAGCTCCTCATATTTCTCGGCATCCACAAGGTCTTTGTAGAGCGCGCGGCCTCCAATCTTGCGCGTCAAGCGCGCCCCGCAGGCTTCGGAAACCTGAATGCTCTTTCCGGGGCCGATGATCTTCAGCTCTTCCTTATCCTTGACCCTGAAACTTCTGTTGCTCTTGCTGATATTTAAAACGATCATTTTTTCCTCCGTTCGGAAATATGCTGGTATTTACCTTGCAGTTTGATGCCGGTCTTTTTATCAATCGCCGCCGATCCCCCGGGGGGCACTTTCCATACGCCCCTGGAAGTATGCGCGATGATGATTGGACCCTTGCCATTATTGTGAATAATCATGGCAAATCGAAATACTCCAACTCAGCCACGCGGTAAGGAACCGCCCCGGTATACTGACCAAAGGAAACCGCCTGCCATTGCCAGTTGTTCGCGGTTCCCGCAGGGTTTAGCATGAAATCCACGGGGATGTCCATCTTGACGACTTCCGGGTCGTTCCGGTAGAGGGCGTAACGCTGCACGCCGCCCAACTGGTTGATGTTATACTGATTTGTCGCGTCCAGATAGGCCACGGGAGCAATGACGAAGTTCGCATTCCCCGTCACTCCCCGGAAGGCATCCAGAAGGTAGGTGATCATCGGGATGTTCGGGTAAGACGCGCTGACAGGCGTTTGCAAGCCGAGCCAGTCCTTATACCCCATGAGGAAGGTATCCGGGAGCCGCGTGTTGTTGCTGTTCTGGAAGTAGCTATCCATGATGGTAGCCACGAACGCGGCGAATTGCGTCGGGTTCATGCTATTGATGAGGACCGGGATAGTCGCCGTGTCGATCGTGGAGACGCTATTGGTGAAAAGACCGGGATAATTAACCGCATCGCGCGGGTCGCCCATGAAGGCCACCTGCTGCAAGCCAAGGTCCCACCGCTTCTTGAGGGCCTTCATCTTGGATTCGATCACATCCCAGTTGTTGGAAGCCAAAGCCTTGTTGACCTCGGCCACCGTGTAGTTGTAGGCCATGGTCCAAGAGGCAATCTTGGCCGTGATGGGAGCCGTGCCGACCTCGACGACAGGCATTTGCGCGTTCGAGGAGTTCAACGAAGAAACCCCGTCAAAGAAGTCCCCCGCCAGATTGAAGACCGTATTGGTCTTGATGTCCTCCATCCACGCGCCCAGGCCGACATCGACCGGAATGAGCATGGAGAAGGGAACTTCGTAGAACACCTGATCGATAACACGATCCCTGATTTGGGTCGTGGTCTGGATAGTGTATTGATACCCAAGGCTTGAGCTATCAATATTGCCGTTCGAGTTCAGGACCAGAAGGCCGTCGTTATTGCGAGTGATCATTTCAATCTCCTAGAGGCCAGCCGTCGCCATGACGATGGGCTCGATATTCACGATGACGAGGGACCCGACCGCGCCATTTTGCAGGCTGATGCCGCGGCGTTTGGCCCCGCCAGTCGTCCCGACCGGCTCGATTTCTCCAGCCACGGACGCATCCTCAACCGCGCTTCCCTGATTGACCGCCGTTCCAACCGTCATCCACATGGAACCGGAAAGCATGATGGGAACCACCAGGCCCGAGGTCAAATTGCCGCCGTTCTTGACGGTGTAGATGATGTAGCCATCAGCCTGATCCGACTGCGCGGCCGCTAGAAGGGAGGGAATCCCGCCGGTCGTCACAGCCGAATCGAACTTCACGGCCTGTCCAGGGACAAGCGCAGTAGCCTGATTGAAGCTAACCTGCGCCTCGATGACGCGGGGGAAGCTACCGGCACCCGTGCCCAGGGCGCCCTGGACCATGGACATCGAAAACTGATTTAGATTGATGTTAGACATTGTGTTCTCCTATTTAACCCTGCCGTATTTCTTCCGGCCTGCGGCCAGCCGATCCTCTTGCGTGACGTATGAAGCCTGCTGCGTGGCGGGACGCTTATCCATGATCTCGGCGAATTCCGCCCGCGAATTATGGACATGGCCTTCCTCAAGCTTTTTCTGCGTCTCGTCGCTCTGCTTTTCCTGCTCCCGCTGGGGCTTGCCCTTTTCATCGTTAAAAGTCTCCTTGGGCCGAGCGGACACTGACTTATCATGAACCGATGATTTCACCTTCTTCTCGGCTTCCTCGCGATCCTCATCCACGTCATCGCGCGGCTTTTCCTCTTCATGCGGCCTGGAAAGCTCGGCATTTTTGACGCCTTTATGCTTTCGGTATGCCTCAACCATGTTCTTGACGGGAACCTTCTCGCCGTCAATTTCAATGGTAGAGTCATCGGCCACCGCGTTCTTGATTTCTTCCTGCTCCGCCATGTAGCTGTTGAGAACCTCGCCTAAAGGAATCTTGGCTCCGTCAACCATCACGAAGCGGGCATCCTTTTCCTCAGGCTTTTGCTCCTGCGTCTTAGAAAAGAGCTTAATCATTTTTTCACCCCTTGAGTTGCAGACAATCATCGCATCCGAATACTTCGGATCGCGCACTACGGCTATGTGCGTGTAAACTCCGTCCATAAATATGGCTGAGTAAGGAAGCCCGTTGTGGATACCTTCCTTCTGGTCTATCTGTGTAGGCATATAAGCGCAGGAAATTGACCATTGCGGATCGCGGCAATGAGCGATGCAGTCCTCGTCCCAAATCAGAGCCTCGCACCAATACCAGCCATCCTCCCCTTTCCAGACCCTGGAAATAACCCCTGCGGCTATCTCCTTGAAATTCTCCGGCTTGGCATTGGCGTGCGTCCGGTCGATGATCGGCTTGCCTACCAGGCTTGCGGACATCTTGTCCAGGCATTCCATAGGAACCAGGACGGTGCCCATGTTTTCGTAATGAACCGGGCCCGGCTCGATGAAGCGCATCTTGACCCCTTTGGGCCATTGCGTTCCGTTTTCGATTTCGATATTTTGAATCATTCATTTATGCTTGAAGTATTCAACTTCACCTTCGTGCTTCTCGGCCGCGGACTTGGAATCGAAAGTTCCTAAATTCTTGCCCTCATGCGAGAGAAGGCGATACTTGCCGTCTTTGAGCTTTTCAATGTGATTGCTGATTTTAGGAGTGGAAAGCTCGCCGCTCTGCGTCCTCTTGAAATGCGTAACGTGGGAACCGGTGGCGGGATTCTTGGGTAAAGTGGAAGTCAAGGTCTCAAGGAATTTGGGCTGATCGTGACGCTTGGGCTTTTCCGGGTTTTGCGGGCTTTGCGGGGCGTCGGGGGATTCCTGATTTGCCACGCTGTCCCAGGCCTTTTCGCGCTCTTCTTCCGATTCCCTGGCAAAATCACGGGACAAGGCTCCCATCCCAGGATATCCACGGATGGAACCAAGCACCGCGGCCGCCGTTCCCTCCGTGATGCCCTTAACCTTTAGTTTTACGTCCGCGTTCTTGATAAGGCAGGTCGCGCCGGAAAGTCCCGGATAGGCCATCTTGGGATTTTCTTCCCTCGGGGCCGGATTGCCCGCCATGGGATAATGCCCGGAAGCGGTAGGAGTCGTCGCCTTATCATGACTCGCTTTACTGATTTCCTGATGCCCGAATTTAGCGCGATCGGCCAACGGTCCGGTCTGCGGCTGATCGTGCGGGCCAAGAAACCAAGTCATGCTCTTATTATTTAGCGTGGCGATAAAAATGTAAAGAAAAAACACTTGCCAGAAATTGCCAGAATGGATTGCTTCCGACGAGGAAAGGCTATTTACTGTTCAGGCGATCAGCGGCCGCCTGTGATGCGGTAAAGGCTTCTAACGCTTATGCTCCATCCCAGGGCGCGCAGTCCGGCGATGGTCTCATAGGCCGCTTGCTTCTTGCTTTTTACGGAGCATAACCGCCTGTATTCACGCTTCGCTTTTTTCTTGGCCACGGGAGGTATCATTTGCCCTCCACGATGGTCAAGTCTCGGCACCTGCAATTCCAGAGTATCCCTGGATTGGCGCGTAAACCGCGGCGGATATCGGCTATTGGAGGTTCCGCGTATTTGTAGATTCCACCCTCAAGGGCCGCATGGTCCGGCCTGGTCTTGGCGTCCATGATGGCATCCCACTTGTAGCGCGTAAATCCAAGCTCCGCTAGGTTTCTTTGCCGATAAGCCATGGCCATGAGCCTGGTTTCGTTGGAAGCCAAGAATTCGGCTTTGTTCTTGCTTATGCCTATTTCATCCACGATGATCTCGGAGATTTTTTCGGCGCGATATCCCTCATCGGACAGGGCTTCGATTTTAGAGCGCAGCTCGATGACGCGCTCTTTCATGAAACCTTTGATGTAAAGGTCCATGTTCTCGGTATAGTCGCGCCTGAAAGTCTGCCTCTGCTCATCGGTCATCTGTTTATCTACGCTGATAGCCCGGAGGCTCTCGGAAAGGCTTTTATCCGCCGCCAAGGCCGCGCCACCGGACTCTACGTCGTATCTTGATCGTGAGGCTGTAGTTTCTATGGAATCGAGGGTTCCCCGCAACGCCGCGGCGATTGCGGAGTTAAGCTCCCGCCGCCACCGGATCGCCTCAAGGATAAGCCCGGAGGGTTCAAGCTCCCAATCTCCGCCCCGTTCGCGCCGCGCGCCAAGCTCCTTAAAAGCCTTTGAAATCTTGGAGTTCCCTTTTCCCTTGAATTTGCCGCCGCTAAAATATACTTCACCGCGCCGGATTGCGCTCGCTATGATTTCATCGTAATTTTCGGCGTTCCATATTTCCTTCTCCGCCGCGAATGGAT